GACGCCGGAGAATCAAAGAAATCTTTCCCTGTGAACCCTGCACAGGGCGGAAAATCAGACTCTAACCCTAAAGAGGACTGGTTAAAGGCTATTTTCGGCTAACAGTTATGCATTTTTGCATAATTCACCATCACCTATAGAAAGGAATGAGAGATATGGCGAACAGCTTTACTCTCGATTCTCTTAACACCTCCGGTATTCTTCCGAAGCCGATGGCGAAAGAGATTATCCAGCAGGTTACCGAGGACTCGGTAGTCCGAAAGCTGGCAAAGAATGTCCCTATGCCGATTACTGGCACGGCGCTGGCAGTGCAGACCGGGCAGCCGCAGGCTGGAATCGTCGGCGAAGGGCAGCCCAAGCCTGTAACTAATCTGACTGTTGGCACTAAGGTTATGAAGCCTATCAAGGCGGCCGCTATTGCCTATTGGTCTAAAGAAGCCCGTATGGCGAATCCTCTGGGTCTGCTCGAATTCATTCAGTCCCAGATGGCAGGCGCTATCACTCGCGCATTCGACCTCGCTGTTCTGCACGGTAAGAACGCTGTAAATGGGCAGACCATTTCCGGCGTCGAATACGTGAACCAGACTAAGAACCGTGTTGAGCTTGGCACCGCGAAGAAGGAGAACGGCGGTATCTCGACCGACATTCTCTCCGGCTATGCGCTTGTGGTAGGGCATGAGACCCAGGACTTCGACATGACCGCGTTCGCAGCTGACAAGCGCCTCGCACCGGAGCTTCTTTCTCAGACCGACACTCTCGGTCGCCCGATTTACGCGCCGTCCATCAACCTAACGCAGGGTGCAGGCACGCTTCACGGTCTGCCTATCGACTACTCCCGTGCTGTCTCTGGCAAGATCGGCCAGTCCGAGGACACGAAGGTACGCGCTTTTGGCGGTGACTTCTCGCAGCTGATGTACGGCTTCGCGGAAGACATCACCTTTAGCCGAACCGACCAGGCGACCATCATGGACGGCGGTCAGTCGATTAACCTCTGGCAGAACAACATGGAAGCAATTCTTGTCGAGGCAATTTTCGGGTGGGTCATCAAGGACACCGGCGCATTCGTCGCTTACGAAGACAAGGTACAGGCCGCAGTAGCCGCCTAATAGGAGGTAAAACATGGCACGATTCAAAAACCGTAACACCGGGACAATCGTAAGCGTCGAAGACGGCCGTGAACTCCCCGCAGTATGGGAGGAAATCGTCGAGACCCCGGCGGACGAGACCCCGGCGGACGAGACCCCGGCGGACGAGAAACCAGCCCCTAAGAGCCGCGCCAAGAAGACAGCCTCTAGCGACGAAGACGAATAGGCCAGGTGCCTCCATGTCAATCGCGCAAATAGCCGATGTGCAAGCAGCTCTTCGCCGCGACCTCCGAGGCGACGAAGAGCGCTACATCCCTGCACTTATCAACCGGGCAGAAATCATCATACGCGCTCGACACCGGAATTTGGACGTGCTTGCGGGCGACCCCCTAATCTTCGATCTCATCCGTGACATTGAAGCCGAGGCAGTCGCCCGTGTCCTCCGAGCCGAGAACAACGGCATCTACCGTTCCGAGACAGAAGACGGCTACTCATATCAGCTGAACTACATGGTCGCCTCCGGTCTCATCGACATTCTCGCCGCCGATTGGGCTAAAATCCGCGACGCTATAGGCATCGGCGGAGTACACTCAACAGCCCCAGAAACCGACGGATACGCACAACAGAAATACGGTCTAGGCGCAGGACGCCCCGATCTAAATTTTCAGTACAAATTCCAATGCGGAAACTCACTAGCGGATACCTGGACCACACCATAGGAGAGACTTATGACGCTCCGCACCGGAAAACACCAGGTAACCGTCTACCCCCGCATCAAAACAACCGACAAGTACGGCGAGACCGTCTCACAACTCACCGAGACACCCACCGTCTACCAATGTAATGTGCAACCGGTATCCGCCGAAGAACTCACCCGCCTAGCAGGGCTAGGCACATCAACGGCATACCGCATTAAATATTGGCCGCAAGAACACGGAAACAAACAGTGGATAGGCGGCCCATACTCACGAATCGTCATCGAAGGCAGGAACTTCGAGCAACGAGGCGAAGCACTCCAATCCCGAATGTCAGGAACAACGGGACACACCAAAATTTACGCAGTCTCCAACGACTCAGAGGTGGCATAAATGGCGCACGTCGATAAAAGCGTCGAGCTTGAAGCAGCCCGCATCGCAGCCGACACAGACGAATTCGCAGCCAACGCCCGCGACATAGCAAAAACCGCTAGATCGCTCGCCCCCAAAGACACCGGAGACTTCGCTCGCTCCATCAAGCGCAAAGTGCACATCACCAGCCAAGGAGTAGCCGACCAAATCATTTACTCGGATGATCCAGCCGCCCCCTCCATCGAGTTCGGACACATCATCCAAGGAACAACAACATGGGTGCCAGGACATCACGTGTTCGGCAAGACAGCCGCAAAATTCCAAGACTAATAAGGACTAGCTCGTGCCGCTCACAACCGATATACAAGCCCTCACCTATGCACTTCTAAATGGCAAAGTCGGCAAAAGCCGCCTACTCGCCGGAGCACTCACAGACACGCTCTCACCTAAAAACCTACCCGCCATCATCTACGAGATCGACTCCCCCGCATCCGTATCCAACGCCCCCCGCACCGGCCGAGGAACCGCCGCAAACATAACCTTCACGGCGCTCGCATCCTCACGTGTGGCTGCGCGAGACACATGCGATGCGGTGTTATCGGCTCTCATGGACTCTGTTGGCGAACGCCCGCCGTCTCAACCGGATTCCTGGTTTACGCGGGTGACTATCACGCAAGAGCCTGTTTCTGTGACGTCTGCTCCGGTGAGTGGCGGCGCTATTCACCAATATTCAGCAGTCGCTCGCGTCATCGCGCGCCGCGACCCTAACCGTTAGAAAGGACGGCGCAGATGGCAGAATCCATCAGTGAATCGAAGCTCTACATTTCCGGCTACGGTCACGTTTTCGTTGCTGAGCCTGGAACCGAGCTGCCCAACATCGACAAGTTCAAATTCTCCGACAAAACGACTTGGGGAACCGGTTGGACTTGGATCGGCGACACCTCCGGCGAAAACGTCGTTGAGATCGAATCCGAGGGCGGCGAAATCGAATACAAACGAACCTGGGACCGCAAGAAAGCTCGCTCTGTGCGTTCAGACCGTGAGATTACCGCAACCATCAACAGCGTGAACCTCTCAAAGGAAACCTTCGAGCTGGCATTCTTCGGTGGCTCATACGACTCCAAAAAGAAGTCGTACAAGGTAATCGACAAGGTCCTAGAGGCAAAGAAAGCGATCCTCATCATCACTGAGGACGGCCTCGACATCGCCGGTGTGGAGTTCAAGAACACCACTATCGCGGGTGATTTCCCGAAGTTCGACCTGGAAAACTTCACCGAAGTACCGCTCAAGGCAGCTATCCTCCCGGATTCTCACGGGGATATTGCCGAGATTTTCGAGCCGCGACCCTATAACGCGAATGCAGTAGCAGCATAACCCGCAGCTACCTAGCCTTGCCCGGCGTGGAACCGCCACGAGCCACGCCGGGCACCCCAATAACAAGTACTCACCGAATAGGAGAAAGAAAACAATGGCAACCGAGAACCAGAACGTCGAAGAAGCTACCCCCATCCGTTTTGAAGACATCGACGGCGCACACTTGATTCGACCGCTCAAGACCATCCGCGCCGCAGAACAGCTACGATTCAGCTCAATCCTCATGAAGGCAGTCAATGAGGAAGCACTAGAAGCTGCCCGTGCAGGCGAAAAAGACGCTATCAAAGCATCCAGCCTAGACTTCATCGCCTTCGCAGACCTGATCGACTTCATGATCGACCACTTCGCTATCGACCGCGACGCACTCGACGAATTCCTCTCCGGCCCCGGCGCACAGGAGAAGGGAATCGTACTCGCACAGGGACTCTCCGACGCCCTGGGAAAATAAAGGCTCTCCGCGACCTATGTGACAAACACCCCATGCTGGACTTCGAGCTATCCCTCAAAGGAATAATCGTCGAAGACCTCAACAGCAGCCGCCAAATCTCCCGCGCCTATGCAGCCGTCGAATGGCTCAAAACAGACCCAAAATCACGGTGGCGCGCGGAGCTACTAGGCTCCGACACAAACATCGGATGGGCAACAGACACATACCTGCTCGCGGGGATTCTCAACAACCTCAACGCGCAAGCAAAGGGGAAAAAACTCCGAAAAGACGAATACGTCACCCTACCGGAGCAACACATAAAAACGGTCAAACAAGTTCAACGCCCCCGAAGCGTCCGCGAAATGAAGCTAGGCGAATTCTTCAACAACATTTAAAGACCCGGAATCGGGAGGAAAAATATAGATGGCTAACAAAATTGGCGTAAGGGTATTCCCAGACACCTCCCGATTCCGCCAAGACCTCAAAACTACACTCGACCGGATCGAAAAATCCACCGTCGGAAAAATCCGCATCGCACCCATCCTCGACCGCGAAGCGCTCGCCCGCATCCAGGCATCACTATCACGACTCAGTGCAAAAGTCACTGTAAACGCCGACGTAACCCGCGCCGCACAACGCCTCGCCGAAACCGCCCGCGACCGAAAGAGCAAAATCGAGGCAGAGGTACACGAAAGCGGCTCTCTCGACCGCATCAACAAGCTCTTTCAAAACCGAAACATCGTCGTAACCGCCGACGCAGACACCGGCCGCGCTCACCGAGCACTCACCGCCCTAACCCGCGCAATTAGGGCAACCGTAAACGCCGATGCAGACATCGAAAAGGCAAAACACGACCTCGATAAACTCTCGGATGCACGAAAAGCCACTATCAATGCTGATGCAGACACCGTAAAAGCAGCAGCATCACTCGCTATCCTGCAACGCTCCCGCATCGCAGAAATAATACCCAAAATCAACATGAGCGCTTTCGCCGCAGCCGAAGCAACACTAGCAAGCCTCTCCGGCGGCCGCGCTCTCAACAACATCAGAACCGGCGCAACTAACCTCATCAAAAATATCGACACCCTTACCCCCAAGGTATCCGGTCTCGCTATCGCAGGTGCAGGACTATCCGCCGCCTTAATCTCCCTCACCGGAAGCATATTCTCCCTCGGTGCAGGGCTAATCGCAGTTGCTCCGGCCGCGCTCGCGCTACCGGGGCTTTTCTTAGGGGCAGCCGCGGGCGCGGGGACACTGATAACCGTTCTGGCAGACACAGGGAAATATCTAGGCGACCTAGCGCCGAAATTCCAAGAGCTGAAAAACACCATGTCGGGTAATTTTTGGTCTCAAGCCGAAGCACCCCTGCGACATATGGTAGAGACTCTGCTCCCCTCGCTGAGCACTGGACTCGGAGAGATCGCCCTGCAATTCACCGACTGGGCGCGCGCCGCCGACATCGCTGTCTCCGGGAACATCAGCTCTCTCGATGGCATTTTCAGAAACGTTGCAGACGCGGTAAATATCGCCGGTGAAGGCTTCGGTAATTTCATCGCCGGTCTCATCAAAATTTCAGAAATCGGAGCCGGGGCACTCCCCTCCCTCGCAGAGGGATTCAACCGGTTTGCCGAGGGTTTCCGCGATTGGGCAAACTCAGACGCCGCAGTCCAGGCGTTCAACGCGGCGATAGCCACAGCGCGAGACCTATTCCGAGTCCTGCAACAGGTGGTCGGAATCTTCGCAGCAGTCGGCTCCGCAGCTCAAGAGGCAGGCGGAACTACACTCTCCGGCCTCGCCGATGGCCTAGCCGCCATCAACCGAGCCATGTCTACCGTCGAGGGGCACCAAGCATTAGTCAATATGTTTGAATCCGCCGGGCGCGCAATGGATAACATGAAGCCCGGCCTCGAATCCCTCGCATCCTCGCTACCTTCACTAGGCGATTCGCTAGGCCATGCAATGGAAAGCGCAGGCTCAGCTATTAGCTCCCTCGCCGACGGACTCGGAAAACTACTAGCCGACCCAGCCGTATCAAACGGCATAAAGGCACTCTTCGACGGAATCAAAACCGGAGCAGACGGACTAGGGCAAGCCCTACCGGCGCTCGCCCCGGTAGTAGGCGCTCTTGGCGAGGCATTTGGGCAGATGGCGGCAACGCTTGGCCCTGTTGTAGGCGAAGCTATTAAGCAGCTCGCGCCCCTGTTCACACAGATTCTCCAAGCAATAACACCGCTGATTCCAGTGCTCGGTAATCTGCTCGTGACAGCGCTAAACGCGATCGTCCCAGTCATCACACCGATTGTCGAGGCTATTGCGAATTGGGCTAAAGAAAATCCCGGATTAGTCGCTTCGATTATTGCACTTGTGGCGGTCTTCGCTGGAATTATCGCAGTCCTCATCCAAGTTGTTGTCGCGATTGCCCCGGTTGTCGAGGCTATCGCTGCGCTTGTGGGTGTTTTTGGAGCCGCAGCTGTCGCAATCGGCGGCGGTATCGCTGTCGCAATCGCAGCTATCATCGCCGTCGTAGTCGCCGTTGTCATCTTCGTTGTCACCCACTGGAACGAAATTGTGCAGTTTACAACGGATGCATGGAACAACATTGTCAGCTTCCTAACGGACGTCTGGAACAACATCGTATCCATCGCAACGACTGTATGGGACGGCATCGTTCAATTTTTCACCGGTCTCTGGAACGGCATTGTCGATCTATTCAACGCCTACATGGAGGCGCTAACGACAAACTGGACGAATGCCTGGAACACCATCTCACAATTCGTCACCGAAATTTGGGCAAGCATTGTTGAGAGTGTAACCAATTTCCTTACGCCGATCGTAGATGCATTCGTAAATGCTTGGAATGGTCTCGTGCAATTCCTGACAGATGTAGGGCAGAACTTCCTCATCGCCATCGTTGCGATAGGAATTCTGCTCTATGAGGGAATAGTTGCACTAATGCAACCGGTCATCGCATTCTTCACGACAGCTTGGAACAGCCTCGTGCAGATAGTCACCGACGTTTGGAACCAAATCGTCGCATCTGTAACTGCGTTCCTCGCACCGATCGTACAGACCATTAGCGACATTTGGAACCAAATCGTCGCATCTGTAACTGCGTTCCTCGCGCCGATCGTACAATTCGTCTCCGAAGCATGGAACAATATCGTGAACTCCGTAACTACGGCGATGAATACGGTCATGTCCGTAGTTTCGAGCATCTGGAATTCGATTGTTGCGACAGTATCGAGCGTGATGAGTTCGATTTTCTCGACGATTTCGAGCATCTGGAATTCGATTGTCTCCACAATCAGCAGCTTCATGAACTCGATATGGAACACCATCTCGAACATTTGGAGTTCCATTGTCTCAACTATCACCGGCAAAGCCTCCGAAATTCTCGGCGTTGTCGGACAGATGGGATCAGACATCATCAACAAAGTTGGTTCATGGGTCGGAGACATGGTGAACGCAGGCCGCAACCTGATTCAGGGCATGATCGACGGCGTAGGTCAAATGGCAAGCAACCTCATCAACGCTGTTGCAGGCCCCGTGAACGATGCCATTGGCAAAGCGAAATCTCTGCTCGGAATTCACTCGCCGTCCCGCGTATTCCGACAAATCGGTATATACACCGGCGAAGGCTTCGTAGACGGTTTAGAAGAGATGGGAAACCCCGTGCAAAAGGGTATGCAGAAGCTACTCGCTATACCTGCAACCCCAACGATTCCCATCAAATCCGCCACCATCACCGGCGGAGCATACACCCCCACAACCGCAGGTGTACGCCCCGCCTACGCAGGCGGCGGACTCACCGTGAACGTAACCGGCCAAGAAGAAATGTCCCCCGACCGGTTCGGACGCCGAGTAGGCGAAGCGCTCGCCTATCAACTCGATCTAGGAGGCGCACTTGTCTAACAATCCGAATGCGCCCCGGTTCGCATCGCTAACCGGGGCGCACGGTGATCTAATCCTCTCAACAGATGAGCTAGGGCACGATTCCGAATTTTGGCTCACCGGTCTAGACGGCTTCTATGGCGGTGTCGGAGTAAACAGCAACGACACCGCCCGGAAGCTATCTCACGGGATGGTACCAGCAGCAGCAACTCGCACCGGGCGTACCTTGACGCTCCGCGCCTGGATGCTTTTCGACGATGATGCAACCCGCAGCATCGCCGATCGCTTCCTTTCCGGCCTGCTCTGGGACGGAAAACAGGGAACCCTCGCTGTTACGGTGCAGAACCAAACACTCACTACACAGGTGCGCCTCGACGGTGAAATTAAGCACTCATACGACGGTATGCGCGCCATCAACTTCGAGGTTCCACTTTTTGCCGCAGACCCATTCCTTTACGGCGAGCCGATCGTATACCAAGCATTCCCAGCAGGTTCAGGTGTTGGACTCCGCTACCCACTCTATGCCCCCGAGCCTCAAGGGAAACTCTTCTACGGGCAGCAAGCCCCCCGATATGTAGGGGCAACCAACGAAGGAAACGCGACCGCACACCCTACCTACACCATTCAAGGGGAATGGTCTTCCGGCGTGCGAATCACCTCCAACGACGGCAAAGTCATCGAATACCCCTACCCCATCACCACTACATCGCCCATCACTATCGACTGCGCCCGTGGCGCATGTCTAATCGCAGGGCGAGACGCCTCCAACCGCCTATCGGCGCGACAGTGGCACACGATTCCGCCTAGAAGCGGATTCTTGCCCCTAATAGAGGCGCTTGCCCCCGCTACCGGGTGGGTGGATATAACGGTGAAAGACACATACATCTAGACTAGAGAGGGCCAAACAGTGGCGACAGGATTCGGCATCACCCATGATGCACAAGGCAATGGCACCACGCCGGAAGACATTCAAGCGATCACAGCAGCAGAATACCCTACACCCGGCGTAATCTCCGGCTGCGACGTCACAGGCACCTCAGCTATGCAGTGGCACGTCAATGACGGGGCAGTCGTTATCAAACTAGCGCCCGGTCGCTCCGTGCGCGTGCCAGTCACCGCGCAAAACCTCACCACTGAACCGGCCCCAAATACCGGCTCCCGCATCGAGTATATATATGTGAAGCAGAACCTCCCGGCCTCCGACGGGAATAACACGGCCGTCGTTAAAATCGGTCCAACAGTCCCAGCAAACGCAGTCATGCTCGCCAAACGCGAGATACGCGCCGGGCAAAAGAACACCTCGACGTCACGAGAACTAGGCAACATCGTCTACGCTCAACCAGTCGGAACCTCATTCGGTCTACTGCATCACCACTATTTCGAGGGGAACCAGTACACCACACGCGGAGAATTCATCCGAGGCAAAGGATCGTTCTACGTCCCCACCGACCGAAACATCGACGTCCGACTCACCTCAACTGTCTCCAACTGCCTCCCCAACGGATCGGAAGCTAAAGAAACCGACCGAGGATCAGTCGGATACGAGATATACATCGACGGCGAATTGAAATTCTTCCGCGAACGAACCTACAACAACACCAAAACAACGACCGATGTAACCCGAGTCCTCACAGTCCCCGCCGGATCACATGAAATCTGGTACAAGGTCTATAACATGGAGTGGGGTTACGAAGGTTGGAAAGTTTGTGGCGGCGGCCCGCGCAAATTCGCAGGCGACCAAATCTCCGTTATCGACTTAGGCGTCGCCAAAGAATAAAACACCATAGGAGCCACAGGCATGTACACCCTCTACTGGCTAAACCCCATCACCGGGCAAGTCGCATCCACCATCGACGCAGAACATGCCTCATGGTCCATCATCCTCAACAAAACAGAGGAACTAACCCTCACAGTCCCCAAAACCGCGCTCGCCACGGTTCCTGCCACATGGTGGGAACCGTGGACGGGTGGCGTGTTGCTCACGCATACCGACACCCAGGGATTCGAGTACCCGATTATTGCAGGGCCGATTACCGATTGGGGAACCGAAACCAGTGTGAAACTCGACATCAAGGTCGCGGGGCTGCGAAAAATATTTGAGCGGCGAACCATCTGGCAGACCCTCGAATACACGGGAACCACACTAGGACAGATCGCGTGGAACCTCGCCGAGCACGGCATGAACCGCCCCGGCGGTCTACTCAACCTAGAACACGGAACTCCCAACGAAGCAGGCGGCCGCCAACGCACCTATGAGGGCTGGAACGTCGCCAACAACCTCATCGGCAAACGCTGGACTGAACTGTCAAAGGTCATCAACGGGCCAGACATTATGATCCGTCCCCAATGGGCGAACAACACGAAAACCCTCATCAAATGGATTTTCGTACACGGTACCGAGGAATACCCATACATAAGCCAAGACTGGACGCCGGATTTCGACACCACTGCATCCCACGCAGAAATCGGTGAAGTCAAAATCGCATCCAGCGGGAAAAACCTCACAAACCGCGTCTGGTGTACAGGGGCAGGTGAAGGCGAAGGAACCGCCATATCCTGGGCCGAAAACCTAGACTCTATAAACCGCGGCGCACCATACCTCGAAGACGTCATCTCGGACTCAGACCAAGAAAACCGTGACATCCTCCGGGAGAAAGCCGCGGGAACCCTCGCCGCACGTCAAAAAATGATCGACCAAGTGACACTAGATTTCCCCGCATCATCCGAGAAAACCCCCCTCGGAACATTCTTTGTCGGAGACATCGCAGCAGTCACCCTCGACGGATGGATTTCCGTACCATCTGGCACATACCCTATGCGCATCATCAAAATGACCGGCTCCCTCAACAGTGACGTGACACTAGATTTCCAGGAAGCAACATACTAATGGTTGATTTCGTAGACCAACGACCAACACGACCAACCGACACACTCCGCGAGCAGATTCAACGACTCCGCACGCCCGCATCCGTCCCCCACGGCATCAAAATCGCCCGCAAAAACGAATACACAATGTATTTCGACCGCACCAACACACCCCGCCGATGGGACGGCGACACCATAGCCGACTTCAACAAAGACATGGAGAACCTTAAAAACTCTCTCCATGAACTCGACGAAGCACTCAAAAACGGACACGGGCAAATAGACAACGGCGGCAAAATCATCGGCGACGTCAAAACAAAACTCGATCAACTCGAAAAAGACATCGCCGCCGCACAAAACACCGCCAACGCCGCCACCAAAACAGCAACAGCAGCCAAAAACGCAACCGAAGACCCCAATACACTCGCCCGCACCCTCAACTCATCCAAGACCCTCACCGGAAACGCGCTCGCGGATAACGCGGTGACAGCTCAGCAGCTCCGTATGACATCGGAACTAGCTGCGGGGGTTGTGAATGCGATGGATGTGAACACGAAACGTCTCGTGGTGACAGATGATGCGATTCTGCAACGTGCCACTGTGATTGAGGGGATTGTGACGTCTCAGCTAACCGCCGATAAGGTGCTCACAGAGAAACTAGTTGCGCGGCATATCGACGCTGAGAAGATCGTCACCGAGGAATTGGTTGCGCGCCGTCTCAAAGTCTCGGAATTGGCTGCACAGATGATTACTAGCGGTCTGCTCCAAACTGATGCCGCAGAAAACCGAGGCGTAAAACTGAACTCGGTCGGTATCACCGCTTTCGACGATTCCGGTAAACAGACCGTAAAAATTAGCGCTAACGGTGATGGGAACTACTTCACTGGAACCCTTGCCACATCATCTAATGACGAACCTGGCGTAACCATTTACACCGACCTTGCGCGAGGCCCCGCAGGCTCCCGGTCATCCATTATCGAGATGCGCCCGCAGGAAGCCTCCATGCAAGCCCCCAAAGGCATTATCCGCATGGACCCGCAGGGATATTTCACGTTCGGAATGAAGCACCACGACGACCCGATAAACGTTTACAGGGGCCTCTCCGTGGACTGGAACGGCGGCGTGAACATCTCTGAATCATTGCGCGTCAAAGCGAACGTGCGCGTAGAGGGATTCTTCTCTCAAACCAAAACATTCTTCCACGTCCCACTAGGGCCGTACACCCTCAACGGCGGCGGATGGCAAGAAATCCGCGTCGGATGGGGAGACGTAGGGCAGCTACCCTACGTCGCCACCCAAGTCATTAGCGGAAACCCCATCGTTGCCACCATCCAGAACCTCCGCAACGACGGATGCAGCGTATGGCTCAACCATCTAGGAAGAAACCGCGAAGAGAACTTTTGGGTAGAACTATACGTCTTACCCTTAAACCGCAGTAAAGGAAACGACACCGTATGACACCTGAACAGCTCCAAACCAAAGTAATCTACCTGACTGAGGAAAACAACCGTCTCCGCGATTCCCTACTCGACGCACAAATCCAGCTAGGGCTAATCACACTCGAAACACCCAAACACGAGACAGCACAGGCAACAGAAAGCGAAGTAGTCAAAAATTGATTACCAACCCACACCCAGACATAACCCCTCCAATGATCGTAAACACCAACCTGTACACCCAGCTCGAAGCAGGTAGCACAGGTGGTAATATTGCGATCCCCGGAGGTACCGGTACCCTCACCGAGCAGCATCTTCTCGCCCTCATCGAACGCAAAGCTAAAGAAATCCTTGGCTCCGCAGTAGACGCTCAACGCTCATTCGGATTCCAAGCAGGCGAGAATTATTATTCACCAATATCTTACTGGTGGGCGGACTATTACAACCGCGACAAGCCGCAAGGTAGTAAATGGGCGAAAACCCTAAAATTCGGTGAAACCCTCGGCATCGTCATCCTTAACAAATCCTCCGGCGACTGGGGAACAGAAGTAGATCAAGATTTCCTCAAGCAAGGCAAACTAGCCGAAGCCGCAGGCGCGAAACTCGTAGCGTTCTACATAAAAACCAGATTCGGCGCAAACTCAAAATACGCCACCGAGCAATACCGCGCTCGCATACAAAAATCCCTCAACGTGCCAATGGAGCACATCACCAAATACACGCAGGAATACATTCTACAAACTGCAAAAAACATAATCGCCTGGTACAAAGGCCAGACAAAAATAGTAAACATAGCCATCTTCCTCGACGAAGTCGTAAACGGCTGGGACGCAGAACAACAGGCCATAATCCCCTTCTACATCGAACTCTACCGACTACTTCGAGAAGCCCTCGGCGCAGACGTCCCCATCATCATCAACCCAGGATCAAACACCCGCCTAGAAATGATGAACGCCTGCGACATCGCCGTCACCTACGAATCCGACGCAACCAAATACCTCGCTCGCACACACCAAGAAATCCACCCAGACCACTACCAGGGACTACCCTCGTGGCGTTTCTGGCATATCGTGCACGGAATCACCAAAGACAACGTGAACGCCGTATGTGAAAAAGCAGACGACATCGACGTAGGACACATGTACATCACAGATCAAACCTTCGCAGTCGGAACCGGCTCCGAAGACACACCCCAAGAAGACCCATACGACGACCCACCCTCACCGTGGGTAGTACCCAAAATACGGTCATGGATCAAAGGCGTACTCCCACTCGAACAACGATTCACAGCACTAGAAACCGCGCTCGCCGAGCTGCGGCAACTAGTTACTCAACCTAAGGACTGATAATGTCTGTAAATTATGGGCGCGTCATTGCGCACACGCTCACTCACCAAAAAATAGGTGAGTCCCCGGTGCCTGCTCATGGAACCATTACGTTTACGCCAATGTGGCGTGTGGATGCTGAGACTACGTATGTACCTACGGTAATTACTGGTCATATCGTGGACGGCGTTTTAAAAACTGCCCGCGCGGGCGGCATAACCGGTCTTGACCTAGTTGAAGGCGAATACATTGTTGAGGGATCGTTCACTGCCGTATCTGGTACACGACTAAAAGCATTCACCTCCGTCTCCGTGAAGGCCGGAGAAACTGTTAGTCTATCCGGGTGGCTTACCGATCAAGTCGGGAAACAGCCCTCAATGTATGGGATTCCAGCCACCGAGGCTATATCGATCGACCCGAATCTAGATGAACGGGTTCGTAAGATTGTGCAGGAATTCAGTGTAAATGGAGTCCCCGGAGCACCTGGACCCGCTGGTCCGCGTGGCGAACGTGGCGAGCAGGGTGTGCCTGGACCCGTTGGCCCTCCCGGCCCGCAAGGCCCGCAGGGTGAACCTGGTAAGAACGGGCTGGACGGGAGTAATTATGACGATTCCGGGATTATCCGCCGTCTAACAGCTCTCGAAAACGTGCAGGTACCGGCCGCGCAGCCGAAATCCGCTCGAAGTGTGAACGTCTTGGACGCACCATATAGGGCAGACCCGACCGGCGCACAGGATTCCACAAAAGCTATTCAAGATGCTGTCGATGCTGTCGCCGCATTAGGCGGTGGCGCGGTCTTCATCCCCGGCGGCATTTACAAGGTTAGCTACCCGTTTATCCAGCTCAAGGGGTTTGTGCAGGTCTACGGCGAAGGAACCGCAACTCAGATTGTCGCCACGACAGATAAAACCATCGAGAAAAAGACCGGCGTTTTCCACACGGGCACCTATGAAGAGCGTCTGCAAGACCCTACATGTCTGCGTTTCGGTGTCTCAAACCTCATGATCCGCTCCCGCAAATCTGGAATCCAACATCAGCAGTGGATACCAAACCTGTGCGGCATTTGTTTCAATACGGATTTAGGGAAAGACCCCGCAGACCCGGACGCCGTACCGACTCTGAATTTCCTTGAGATTTGGGGAATGGAAACAGGTGCAGCCATCATTGGCATCGACGATCAAGCTATGAAAGTTTTCTCGCTGAAAACCCGCCACTGCGGTCAATCAGGTTTGCTCGTAGGTAAACCAGTGGGACACCCGGAGGGTACCGGTGGCGCAGCTGATAATAAATTTTTCGGTGCAGACATTGGCGGTTCAAACCAGTCAAAGAGCGGATACGCAGGCATTGAGGTGTGGACTTCACAAACGAAGTTCTCTCTCTCGACATCCTGGTACACGCACCGCGCCGCACCATTTGCAGACCTCTACGCTCTACCCACAGGTTCGACCGCCGGGCAAGACGTAGCGGCCGGAGCACCATCTACCGCTAACCGCCGAAACCAGAAAGACGGCGCAGGATGGTATATCCGCGCTACTAAGTGCGCCTTTGTCGAATGCGAGGCACAGGAAAACGGCGGGCATGGTTTTATCGTCGCTTACGGTGATAACGTCCTCTCCGAATGCCGCGCCGAATCATCCTCATACAAGGGAACTGTTACTATACCCGCGAAAATCAATGAGGCGTCGGACTTCTACGTTCTCAATGAAGGAACCGACGGGACTGTCCTCAACGCCTGCACATCTCGAAGCGCCCGTAAAGCAGACGGTGGGGCACGCTGGTCCTACTATGTCGAGACATGGTTCAAGGGGTTAGCGATCGTAAACTGCGTCTCTCGTGACGTGGCTACGCCCTCAGGTTGGACGGGCGTGCCTGTCCGAACACGTTCGCCGCAAGGTGACGGTGTGTTTATCCAGGTGAATAACTACATGTCTACCACTCGCCCCGGTCAAGGCCCTGTGCAGACCGGCTCGAAGACCTGGAACCTCACCCATGCCACGACAAAGACAACATCAAACGGCGCGGAGCGGTGCTATGTGCAGGTGGATAACCTAACAGGTTTCGGCTTGATTCACATGGACTTTACATACCGAGGAAATTTCGCAAACGATGAAAAGTTGTTCACATGGCCTGCTGACGCACCCGCACCCGCGGGGCTGATTGAGACACAGCTTATTCCTGGGCAGGCAGGGCAAATCTATGCCACTGTCGGCGACCGGTCTGTGAAATCATGGGACATCCCATTGCAGGAAGGCCGCCACGTCATTGTGAACCTCGTGGGATTCTTCACGAAGAGCTAGGAAGAATCGAGATGAAACGACAATAATGCCACCTTATCTTGACCCCTCTGCTTTATACGGTCTGTTAGGGACGATCTTCGGGGCATGCGCGTCTCCATTAGTGCTATGGGCATCCAAAAAGACTGAGTCAAAGGCGGAGATCACGAAGACTAAGCTCGCGTTAGAGCAAGAGAAAACAAAGGCAGAGGTAGGCACGCAAGCCGCTCTTGTGCAGCGTTTGCAGGAGCAGAACGAAACATTGCAGTCCCGCATGGATTCAATGGAGCGTGACACTCGCGCTATCCAGCAGGCGGCATATGAGCGGCAAGATCGGGCGCGCATGGCGCTCTCTATCGCCATGTCGTACATGACAACGCTAACCGGGCACATCAACAATAGGCAGCCGCCGCCCGCGCCGCCTATGCCTACCGGCCTCGAAGGGTATATAGCTTCGCTCTTGCAATGGTCGCAGGAAATCCCCAAACAGGATAACCCTGAAAAACCTCGCGACCCTCCCGCCGCCGGATAGCACAGAACCGACCCTGCACATGCTGGAAACATGTGCAGGGTCTACGTATCAGAAAACAAAGAAAGGAGGGGCACAATGGCAGCAGCATTCACTGCACCAGATTCCGACCTCGTGAATACCATCCATCCGACCGGAAACTGCACATGGGGCGCGCTAACACCAAAGTGGGGCGTTCTGCACACGATGGAGACCCCCGAAACGACCCAGATTGCAGAAAATATAGCAGGCTGGTTCGCCAACCCCGCCGCAGGTACTAGCGCTCATTACTGCATCGACCCTGATTCCATCGTTCAATGTGTGGACGAACGCGCCGCGGCATGGGCAGCCATGCCAACCGGGAACGCATTCGGCATTCACCTTGAACTAGCAGGGCGCGCTGCACAGACAGCTACCGAATGGGCAGACCCGGCCTCGCAAGCAATTCTTGACCGGGCAGCCGCTCTTATGGCCGACATCTGCACACGTCACGGAATACCGGTGCGGTTCCTCACCGATCAGCAGCTCGCGAACGGTGAAAAGGGGATCACCACACATGGGCAGATCAGCCGGGTATTCCGCGAATCCGATCACACCGACCCCGGAGATGGATTCCCCGCCGCACAGTTCCTAGCTCTCACGCAGAAACACTACACCGGCGGAGTCATCGCAGAAACAGTAAGCACTCTCATCGAAAACGGAGACGAAATGACTAACGAACAGACCGAACGCCTACTCACCGCAGTCGAAGGCATCCACGCTCTTCTACGCCCTGGAAAAGAACAGCACTGGCACGCAGGCCCCCTCTACAACGCCATCACCAACACCAGCATCCAGACCCAGCAGACCAAGGACGCCCTCACCCGCGGTCAAGACGGTATCAAATGGGACGGCGACATTTTCTCGCAGAACAAGCAGCTCATCGCCACACAGCAGGAAACTAACCGCCTGCTCGCTGAACTCATCAAGAACCAGAAGGGAAACTAAACATGAACTCCCAGCGCCTCGCAAACATTCGCACCGCAACCTACACCCTCGCCCTAACCATTGGCGCAATCTTCGTCGCTCACGGCGTTATCACGCAGGAAAATCTCAACACTTACCTGCCTCTAATCCCCGCCCTTTTCGGACTCATCATCGCGATCTTCAACGTCAAAACCGGGGCAGACCCCGAACCTCACCCAGAGGTAGCTGATGCACTCGCACGTATTGAGGACGCAGTAACCACCCCGGAGTTCCCGGAGACTGACCGGAGCCGGAGCGTACAGGAATACCTCTACGGCGATCCTAATCATGAGGTTCCTGCTGCATCGAAGTATGAGAACCTGGGAGACCATGTAGATCATGGTGCAGATGCCGCGCTTCGCGAACGAGTACAGGGCGAAGCGTAAATAATTTAGCCCCTCCGGTATGCGCGCCAACGCTCGGAGGGGCTAGGTAATGAAGGAGGAAAACGGCAAGTTTCGTCTCCGGTAAAAGTATAACCCCATGTACCAGACAATGAGCTGGTGCATGGGGTTACTTTTTTATTGCGCGAGTCTAAGTTTACTATTTTCGAGAACGAGACGGTGGATACGCTCTACTGCATCCTCTGGCAGCCCTTCCATAGCCTCGCCATCTACAACTGAGCTGATGGTGACGTATCTCGACGCGCTGGTACCAAGGATAATATTCTCAACCGCATCGGAGCCATCTAGCGGAACCCGCATATATCTGTGCGGCTCGCCAAATTTACCGGAGCGGCGGTAAATTTGAGTTCCCTGCGTATCGGTGTCTCCGAACTCGTACACCTCGACCTCTGAATGCTCGGTGCATTGGTACGCCACTTGCAACCCGATTTCATCCGCGCATGAGAAGTCGAAGCAGAGGTAAGGGGCGGTAGTGTCAATTTTGATGGGTTTCATGATTACTCTTTTCGATTGCCTGTAGCTTTTTTGAAAGCGTCTGATTTTCGGTCGCCACCGTGGCGCGGCCTCTCTTCATACCAGTCTTGCAATTGTTCCTTGGTATATATAGGGAGACCATCGCAAGTAAACTCTGTAGAAGGTAATGGGTGCCTAGCGGCGACTTGATCTAACGTGTATGGGGCGATGCCGAGGAGCTTTTCAGCACCGCGCTTACCGTAAAACTTGTGTATCGTGTTCATACGTTTTAATGAAGTTTTCGAGACATTTCTCTTGTGAATAGCCGACTGCCACACAATAAAGAGATAACTTATGAGTAGTGGCGTAGGTGCTTCCATAGTATGCATTCCACCCGCCTGTCGTGCGGCTCGATGATGGCTGCATATACCCTATAAGTTCTTCTCCGTCGTAGATGTGAGTGGCATGTCTTGAGATATTGCGGATTGTGTATGCGTGGCTCATGCTATCTCTCTTTTCTGCTCTGTCGATGCCCTGTTGCCTCGACATAATCAAGTATCGAATATTTCAACTCTTGAATCAAGTAGGAAACCAATGACATAAGACACATTTTCAAAATCGTGAGTTTATAGTGAGTTAGTCACTAAAAACCACCGAAAAACCCCGTAATTACAAGGAACTACGCCTGCTAAGCAAAATCAATTTAGAACTTTTATCACCCAAAACCCCATACCGGAATATCAAGGAACTTGCCACCAAAACCCTTGACATAACAAGGAACTAGCCAACCTAAAATAGATTATATGCATATTTGAATTACTAACACTCCCTGGCAAAGTAGTGAGTTTATAGTGAGTTCACACCGCGCTCGCGATCTGAAAGTAGTGAGTTAAGCGTACAGCGAACTTTCTAAAAATTCTGAGAAGTCAGCTTCGCCACGGCGTTCGACGTAGGATTTCCGCGTCGTGGATTCTTGCTCATGCCCAAGTTGTAGCGCGGCCGCAGACATTCCAACCTCACGTTCAAGCCATGTTGCCACAGACCGGCGGAATGTGTGAAGGGTAACCCACTCAAATTGCGTTCCCTTGAGACAACGCCGGAGCGCGTTTCCAGCGCTCGACCCCGACAGTAGGTTGCCTCGCCCGGTTATAAAGACGAACTCGCTTTCGGATGATTCTTGCCGCCGCCGCAGCATGTCAAGCACACCCGCAGGGAGACGAACTACACGTACCTGGTGAGTTTTTGTATGTGCTTGGTACGTTCCGCCGGTAATCACGGTGCCTCGCACGATAAGGCGTCCAGTTTTAAAATCGACATCAACCCACCGCACGCCCGCAGCTTCACCGAATCGTGTACCAGTTGCAGCCAAAAGCTCGCACAGATCGCCGAGCCATGCCACACCATCGCCGCCCGCCCGTTCCCGCACAATGCGGATAACTTCGAGGGCTTCCGCTGGGGTAAGCGCCTTCGGAATTTTCCTAGCTGTTCGCCGCGGCCGTGTCGCTTCGACCGGGTTAGACGCCAAAACCCCCAAACGCACCATCTCCCCCAACGCAGCACGTAGTACCTGCCTTTGCCTGCGCGCCGAGCTTTCGGCCTTCACTGACTCCAAATAATCAACCACCACCGGAACCGAAAGCTCGAACAGCTGGAAATGACCCAAATTACGTTTCAATGCACGAACCGAGACACCTAAGTTATAGCGCGTCTGCTCCGCACCTTCCCATCGGTCAAGCCACCAATCTAGAACCTCTCCGAGCCGAGAGCTTGATGAAAACCTGCCAACTCCCAATGCAGGTAATGATTCTAACTTCACCTGCAACTTACGAACCGCAGCCCCTTTCGAGCGCTCACGTGCAGTAACATCGCGCCGCATCCCGCGTTGATCGCGGAAATACGTTCGCGCCACCCAGCGGCCGGAATCTAGCTTTTTTGCAGTGATAACCCCATGATGCCCAATTGGAGTTTGCGGACGCACCATGTTCTAACCCTCCCTTGCGCACACCGCCACAGTGCACTATATTATTCAAGCGTTTCATATGAGCAGGACTCTCTTTCACCCTGCATCACGGGCGGCACCGCGTTTTTTCAGCCTTAGCGTGGTGTCGCCCCTGTCTGTATCAGGGGTAAAAAAATGCCCTGAGACCCAAGACCTCAGAGTGAAAAAGAAGAGTGAGAGAGTGATAGATACCGAAATTCTTTAGAGAGCCAATAGCCGGGGTGTGTCTGCTTCGTTCAATTTAGCGCGTTCTTCTTGTAGCTTTGCCCTCTCTTCATTTAATTTAGCGATCTCTTCATCTAACCTAGCGCGTTCCTCGTTCAATTTAGCGCGTTCTTCTTGTAGCTTTGCTCGCTCTTCGTTTGCCTCGAAATATTTACGCTCTGCCCGCCGCAGAATGCCCGACGCAGTATCACCCATAGTCACTGCCAGCTCATCCAAAATAGCCACCGGTAGCGAAGACCGCACACTAAACACCGAACGCGAAATACGCGGTTGTTTCACGCCAGACTTCTCCGCAAGTGAAGTCTGTGTGAACCCGCGTTCACGCATGAGTTGGCGTACCTCGGCCGCGACGAAAGTATCAAACGATGTGGCTGGGACTGTATCTCGTGTTGTACTCATGAAACTCACTATAAACTAATTATTGAAGATTTTGCAAGGGCTTGACAGATTATG